TGCGACCCGAGCGCCTCTACTGCTCCATGAGCGTCGCTGACCACGACGCCGGCGACCGCGCCATCCTGGAGCGCGGCCCCTACGCCATCATCACCAGGCCCGCTAAGAAGGACGACGTGGACACGGGGGTGCAGACGGTCTACGAGATGCTGGCGCAGCGCCGCATCCGGTTCGTGCGCGACGCGCGCGTCGAGCTGGACCCGGCGCTGGACGCGCACGAGCTTCCCACCTGCACGGAGGACGAGATGCCGATGCTCCACTATCCGGTGGACATGGACACGGCGCTGACTAAGCGCAAGCGCGAGGGGCCGGTCAAGGAGAACGACCACGGCCACGACGCACTCTGGTACCTTATGTACACCATCAGGACGGCGGTGAAGGTGGAGGTGGTCCGATGACGATAACGCGCTGTCGCTGCGGGCGGAGTTGGCCCTGTCCAGCAACGCGTTGGTGGAGTCGGTGGCTACACTTCGAGGTGGTGGACGTGGCAGCGATGATGCGCGATGAGATCGCGTCCCGTCGCAGGAGGGTCCAGATCATGGCCATCCTCAACGGGATGGAGAAGTGAACGCGCGCTGTCACTTCTGCGGAGGCCCCAAGGACGGCGAGGTGTGGGAGCGCGAGGACGCGCCGCCCGTGCTGTGCTTCCCGTTCTTCCAAGGCGTCCGCGCGGTCGTCGCCGACACCGGCCCGTCGAGTTGGGCGCTGATCCCCTCGACGCGCATCGAGTACGTTCGCATCGGGCGCTCGCCCGACCGCAACCCGCGCAGCGTGGGCTACAAGTTCAGTGGGTACCGATGACCGGAGGGCCAAGGATGGCACGACTTGTGCTAACATTGACGCAGCGCAACCGCATCAAGGTGGGCGACGTGTGGGTGTCTCTGGCGAGGCAGACCGACGACCGCCCCCAGCCGCAGCGCGTGAAGCTGGTGTTCGACGGGCCGCTAGAGGTCAAGATCGACCGGGAGTGGCTACCTGAAAAAGTTGAATCCTAGCTTCAACGCCTTCCGCTGCTCGCGGTGCGGACTGGACGGCCACTCCCCGGCCGACTGCCGCGCCATTCTCCGCCTCCCCCGCCAGACGCCGAGCCACAACGGCGCCTACCAAGGCTCATTGCCGGTGCGCGTGGTTCCGTTCGGCAAGTTCGGAGCGCCAGGGAAGAAGTAGGCACATCACAGGGCCGGGCCGTGAGAGGGGTGCTTCTCATGGGAGTCCTGCGCAAGCGCCTGACCCGGTACAGGGTGTGCCTATTCTTTCTCTGCCTGCTTGCTCCCCCTCCCCTAGTGAGCGCCGACGTGGTCGAGGTGCGAGTTTCCGCCTCCTCCGCCGACGCCGAGGAGGGTTCTGCCGGGGGCATGTCCCTCACCAGCAGCGACCTTGAGATGACCTACGACGGCGATGTCCAGACCGTCGGCATTCGCTGGCCCCTCGCGGTTCCGCAAGGCGCGACCATCACGGCGGCGTGGGTCCAGTTCACGTCGAAGTACGCCGAGAGCGGCGCGACCCCGCTCGTGCTCTTGGTGCAGGCGGCCGACAACGCCGCCGCCTTCGCCTCGACGGCCTTCGACATCTCCTCGCGCCCCTGCAACCCGGCCACGGTCGCATGGAGTCCGGCCGGGTGGTCGGTTGGGCAGGCGGTGGCGACGCCCAGCCTCGCGGCACTCGTGGCTGCGGTCGTCGCGCGCCCCGGCTGGGCCTCGGGCAACGGCCTCTGCCTCATCGTCATCGGCAGCGGCAACCGGACGGCGTGGGCGTGGGACGGCAACGCCGCCTCCGCCCCCCTGCTCCACGTGGAGTTCAGCACTGGACCTCCCGTGCCGTTCACGCTGCTCACCTACACGATCCCCGCTTTTCGGATGCTCTCCGACACCACGGGGTGCGACGCGGCTGGCACCTTGCCCGTCAGTCTCGGCCTTGTCCGGATCAAGTTCTGGCCCCGGTACGGAAGCCCTTACTTCATGCGCGACAAGGACTTGGCTGGGCGCGCAGGCCAGCCGGATACGCTCCACCTCCCGACCTCGCCCATCGCGGGCGTCTGGTTGTACGTGCTCGACTCGGATGGCCGGGTGTCGTGTGAGTCCAACGGCGTGACGATCAACGCCCCCGCCGTCGGAGTAGGCGACAACCCCGGAGGCCAGCCGCCCACTGCTCACCGCCGCGCCGCCTACTACGACCTCCAAGGCAGGCGAGTCAAGCCGGTCCGGTCGGGCCGGTACTTCGGCCGGGACACGCTGGTGGTTCGGTAGTCGAAAAAACTCCTTGCACTCGCGGCGCGGATGCACTTTCCTGCCGCCGTTGAAGCAGGTCGCCACGGATCGGCGACTGGAGCAGGACATGGATCGACGTGTCGTGCGCGCGAAGGTCAGCAAGGCGTTTCTGTCCGAGCTACTGAAGGCGCGCAGTGTCGAGCCGGGAGATCGCATCACCTCCAACCTCCCCGCCGACGCTGAGCTTATCGGCGTCACAGACGACGGCTACGCGGCGGCAACCATCACCGTGACCCTTCGCAGCGACCTGTTCACGCCGGTACTCGAAGGGGACGAGGTGCCCCTGCTCGCCATCACCTTCACGCGCCACCGCGCCGCTGAGGTGCGCTCGTGAGCCTGCGCGGGAGGATCGTAGCCGCCACGCGCGCGCTCATGGGTCGCAAGGCACCAGGCATCTCCGTCGTCCCTAGCTGGATGGTCAACCACCCGTCGCAGCTGCCGGACGAGTCGTTCGACTTCCCCTACGCCTTCGAGCTGGTGCCGGACATCTACTCCTGCGTCACGCTTATCCAGAGCACCATCGCCGAGCTTCCGATGTGCTTCTACCGCGAGCTGTCGACCGGAGCGCGCGAGGAGATCAAGGCGGAAGGCTCGGGGACGGTGGCGGACCTGTGGCGCAAGCCCAACGGTCACGAGACGGGCTACAACTTCATCGAGCAGGTCCAGGGCGCTCTGGAAATCTACGGCAACGCCTACATTTACCTGGAGTCCTTCGGCGTGTCCGGGCCGCCGGGCGAGCTATACGTGCTCGCCAGCGACCGCGTTCGTCCCATACTCGACGCGACCGGCGGGGCCTCGGCCTTCCTGCTCGACACCGGCATGGGCGCGCCGCAGCGCATCGAGGGCGACCGCATGCTGTGGATCAAGAACTACTCGCCCAACCCGTCGTCGCCGCTCGGGCAGCTCGGCCTCTCGCCGCTGCGCGTCGCGCGCCTCGCCTACGAGACGCAGCGCAACATGGCGAGGTGGCACGCCATGTTCTACCAGAAGGGTGCGGCTGCAGCTGGGTACTACTCCACCGAGCTTCCGATGGAGAAGGAGGACAAGGACGCGGCGATCAAGGAGTTGAAGGAGCAGATGCAGGGAGTCGACAAGGCGTGGGACCCCGTCCTGCTCGTCGGCGGCCTGAAGTTCGCCCGCGCCGGGCTGACGCAGCAGGAGATGCAGTTCGCGGAAGGCTCGCTGCGCACCACCGAGGACGTCCTGCGCATCTTCCACATCCCGCCCGTCGTGTTCGGGATCAAGCAGGGTGGCGCGCTCGGGAACGAAGGCGCGGACATGGAGTGGCTGCTGTTCTACCAGCAGTGCATCAAGCCTCGCACGCGCCGGATCGAGGAGGCGCTCAACGAGCTGTTCCTGCCGCGCTTCGGCCCCAACATCCGCTGCGAGTTTGACTTCTCGGGCGTGCTGCCGTTCCAGGAGGTGATGCTGAAGCAGGCGCAGGCATACGTCACCGCTACCGGGAAGGCGATCATCACGGTCGAGGAGGCCCGCGTGCGCCTCGGGCTGCCGGAGGAGCCGGAGATGGGCGAACTCTACACGCCCGCCCCGCCAGTCGCCCCGGGCATCGTCCCCGGCAAGCCCGCCGAGCAGCCGGGGGCCACCGTAGACGAACCCGTCGACCCCGAGCAGGCCAAGGCGCGCGACCGCATGAGGGCCGTCGCCGCGCGCGACCTCGGCAGGCACGAGCGGCGGTTCCGCGCGGGCATGTCCAACTACTTCACGCGGCAGGAGACGCGAGTGGTGGACCGACTGCGCGAGCAGGGACACCGCTCCTTCGAGCGCCTGATCGACGTGGACCACCTGCTCGACGACTCCGACGGCGACCGCGAGCTGGCGCGGCTCCTGATTCGCGCTGTCGTCTCGGAGCGCGGCCAGGAGGTCGCCGACGAGCTGGCGTCTAAGGTCGTGTTCAGCGCCATGAACGAGCGCGTGGACTCCTTCGTCCGCTCCAAGGGCATGGTCCTGGTCTCGCAGATCAACCAGACCACGCGCAAGGACCTCCGCGACACGCTGGGAGAGGGGATCGCCAACGACGAGACGATGGGCGAACTCATCAAGCGCGTGGCCGACGTCTACACGGGACGCCGCACCGGCGGCGCCGCGACCATCGCCCGCACCGAGACGGCGAGCGCCTTCAACTTCGCCACGGTGGAAGCGTGGAAGGAGAGCGGGGTAGTCGAGACCAAGGAGTGGCTGACCGCTCGCGACGAGCACGTGCGCGACGCCCACGCGGACGTGGACGGGCAGATAGTGGGCGTCGACGACGAGTTCGAGCTGGTGGACTCCACCGGCACCGCGTGGCTGGTGTCCTACCCGGGCGAGCCGGAGCTGCCCGCGGAGCTGGTCATCAACTGCCGCTGCACGCTGGTGCCCGGGGTCGTCAAGCAGCGCGACAGGCGCGCCCCCAGGCTCCACGCCAACGGGAACGGCAAGACCAACCTCGAAGCACTCACCATTGAGGAGATGCTCCAATGGGAAAAAACGTCCTGAAGTGCCAGAACCCGAAGTGCGGCTACGAGGAGGAGTGCGCGTCGGACGTCGCCACCATGACGTGCCCGAACTGCACGCTCGACATGCGCCGCGTCCAGCCCTCGCCGTCGGCGACAGGTACGTTCGCTGCGCCCAAGAAAGCCGAGCCGTAGATGGAAGTGCTGCGGCCGTTCGTGATGTCCCCGCGTGCTCAGGAGACGCGGCAGGTGTGGTGTAACCAGTGCCAACGGCCGTTCACCGTCTCGCGCGACGCCATGATGCCGCGCTGTGACAAGTGTGGTGCCGACGTGAAGCTCCGCACCCTACACGGAGAGAGGGGTTCCGAATGAAGTCGTTTCTGTCGGTGCGCGAGGCGCTGATGATTCAGCGCCCGCTGTCGTCCGAGAACGCGGTGAAGGACCATTTCCTCGCCGCGATCCACACCCACGCCGGGACCCGCGACCTGTCGGCCGAGGACATCCACGTGCGCGGCATGTACCTGTGCAACAGCAAGCGCGACCACTACTACTCGCGGTTCTCGCTCTCCGCCCTGGACGAGATTGCCGAGCTGATCCCCGGCCGCCCCGTGATGACCGGCCACAACTACCACACGCTCCCGGTCGGGCGGTTCTTCAACGCGCGGCGCGTGTACCGGCCCGAGTTGGGCGAGCCGAAGAACGACTCGTACTGGCTGGAGGCCCACTTCTACGTCCCGCGTGACGCGGAGGGCGACGCCCTGGTGCGGCGCATCGACCAGGGCATCTACCGCGAGGTCAGCATCGGGTGGCGCTGCGTCGAGGGCGCGTGCGCGCTCTGCGGCAACTCGATCACCGACAGGGACCGCTGCGGCCACGTCCCCGGGGAGGTCTACGAGGACGGCATCTGCGAGTACGAGTTCAACGGCATCACGGCGGTGCTGGAGGGCAGCCTCGTGTTCGCGGGCGGGCAGAAGGACACTAGCCTGTTCAACCCCGACGCGGTCGCGGAGGCGGCCTCGATGTCCGCCGAGCAGTTCGCGCAGCGGGCCGACCTGGACGCGAGCAAGCTGCCGACGATGAAGCGCGCGTTCGTCTCCCAGGTGCCCGAGATCAGCAGCGGCGCGAACATGCGCCAGCTCCGCGACAGCATCCAGAGCATCGTCATGCACAAGGAGCGGTTCCGCGACCGCACCGCGGCCGCTCGCTGGGTGCGCGAGCACGAGTTCCGCGCCGACAAAGCGACCGAGTCGGACGACTCGTTCCGCTTCGTCCAGTTCCCCGACGGCAACTGCGAGGACGGCTCGTGCCGCACCCTCGGCGCCGGTAAGCACGACAACGGAGTGCAGTTCGTGGTGTGCAAGAAGGCGGCGCGCCTGGCGCACGTCGATGACAGCGACATGACCATCGAGGCGCTGCTGGGAGAGAAGTAGGGCACTAGTCCACCCTGGACACGGCCGCCGCACGGAACCCAACTAGGAGAGAGGTAAACGAAAATGCCGATCAAGAAGCGCGAGAGCAGGCTGGCTCTCACCGAGCTTGCTGCCATCGACCCGAAGGACAACGCCGCGAAGGTGCTCAGCGACATCCGTGCGCGCGTCAACGAACTCATGGCGCGTGACGGCGAGGTGGACATCGAGACCCGCATTCAGATGGCCGCCGACCTGGAGCGGCTGGACGCCCAGGTGAAGGCGCAGGACGCCATCATCAAGAACGCCAACCGGACGCTCGCGATGGAGACGACCCTGCCGCGCCTGTTCGCGTCGCGGCTGATCCCCGACGACTCGCGCGTGCCGCAGGCGTACTACAACCTCGTCAACCTGACGGCGGACGAGCTTCGGTTCGGTGCCGCCATGCGCACCATCCCCGGCTCGCGCATGCAGGTGGACGCGCGGCGCGTCGAGGACGCGTCGTCCGACCTCATCAACGAGCTGCACGTCATCAACGACCGGATGTACGTCGCGGACATGGTGCTGTGCGGCAACGGGCAGACCGCCTACGCGCGCATCAGTTCCGATCCGGGCGTGCGCATGAAGTCCCTCAAGCTCTGGGCGCGGTGGGAGAAGGTGGCTGGCGAGTTCCAGCGCGTTCTCGAAACCGCGACGGCGGCTGCTGGCGGCAACTGGATTCCGACTCAGTTGTCGGCGCGCCTCACCCTGATGATCCAGCCGGAGCTTCGGGTGGCGGCGCTGTTCCAGACCGTCGACATGCCGAACAAGACGTTCGACATGCCGGTCCACGCGCTGGACATGCTCGCCAAGCACGTCGGCGAAGGCGTCCAGATTCCGGCCACCGACATCACCACGAACAAGATCACGTTCACGGCCGTCAAGCTCTCGGCCCGCAACGTGGCGAGTTCGGAAGTGCTGGAGGACTCGGCCGTCGCGCTGGAGCCGTTCATCACCGCGAACGTGGCGAAGGCCATCGGTCGCGGCATCGAGCACGCCACGATCAACGGTGACAGCCAGTGGGGCGCGGCGAGCGGCACGCTGGACTGGTCCGGCGACTCGGACAACGGCGGCGTAGCCTCCAACGCCCTGTCGGCGTGGGACGGCCTCCGCAAGCACGCGCTCATCAACACCGCCATCAAGGTGGACATGAGCGGCGCGATCCCGACCATGGCGAAGCTGCTGTCGATGAAGGCGCAGCTTGGCACCTACGGCGTCATCCCGTCGCAGGGTGCGTGGATCGTCGGCTTCAAGCAGTACGTCAACCTCCTCACGCTGGGCGAGGCGTCGTTGCCGAGCGCCTTCCTGACGGTGGAGAAGTACGGTGCGGGCGCCACGATCCTCACCGGCGAGGTGGGCCAGTTGTTCGGCTCGCCCGTCGTCCTGAGCGAGTTCGTCCGGCAGGACGTGAGCGCGACCGGCGTTGACGCCGCGACGCTCAACACGTTCTCGACCCTGCTCTACGTCAACCGGGAGTGCTTCGCGCTCGGTCGGCGTCGGGACATCACCCTGCTGCGCTCCAACGAGCGGCTTCAGGACACCGACCAGATCGAGTACACGGGCACGTGGCGCGGCCACTTCCGTGACATCTACGCGACCGCGTCGGCTGCCAACCTGACCGTCGCCATCGGCTACAACCACATCTAGCACCAGCACCCGTTTCGGGCGCGGGGGCCTAAGCCACCCCCGCGCCAGAGCGGCCACCGCAAAGGAGCAACGAACATGTCCGTACATGTGGACGCAAGCGACAGCCTCGATGCTCGGAAGCGGTTCCACGACATCGCGGAAGATGCACGCAAGGCGGCGGCGAAGCAGGGCGGAGCCACCGTCGAAGATGTGATGAAGCTGGCGGAGCGGATCGCCGAGGCGTCGAAGCTGCTGGCGGTTCCGCACCCCTCGCAGCGGTTGGACGTGGGCGCGCTCCTGCGCCCCAGCGACCCCCGCACCGACGCGCGGCTCTACAACCTCGTCCTCCGCACGCCGCATGAGGCTGGCAACGCGGGGTCGATGGGTCAGCTTCAGGACGACCTCCAGCGGGTCAACGACGAGCTACTCATCGCCGACCTGCTGATGTGCGGCAGCAGCAACCAGACGCGCTACGCCTCGCGCGGCCCGCAGCCCGCAGACCGGATGCCGTCGCTTCGGCTCTGGCGGCGGTGGGAGATGCTGACCAACGACTGCAAGCGCGCCCTCGGCGAGTCCAGCGCGACGGCCGGGGCCGACTGGGTTCCGACCGACATGTCGGCCCGCATCGTGATGAACATTGCCGCCGACCTCCGCGTCGCGGCGCTGTTCCCGATGGTGGACATGCCCTCGCACGTGTTTGACCTCCCCGTGCTCGGCTCCGACATCACGCCGTTTTGCGTTCCCGAGGCGGGAATCATCACGGCGTCCGACCCCGTCACCAACAAGGCGACGATGACGGCCGTGAAGATGGCCGCGCGCATCATCGCCACGTCCGAACTGGACGAGGACGCGGCCGTCGGGGCCTCGCGGTCCATCATGTCCTTGGCCTCGCTCGCGCTC